GATCTTTACACAGAACTACTAGGTGATGATCGTGTTGCTGATTTTGCTGGCAATGATCAGAACGCATCTTGGTGGACTGGAGAAGAAGTCTTAGCTGCTAACGAATCTGGCAAGGGAACTCTTGCTGCAGTAAGAAGTAACATCATGCTGAGTGATGAGTACAAAAACAAACAGTCAACAGTCGTTGATGATGATGTAACTGTTGACGTTAAACAGGTTAAGAACGATACCATCAATGATATCAATACTATTCTTGCGGATGTTGGTACTAATACCACAGTCGATAACACAATAGCTAATATTGATGCTTTAACTGGTGGAGTTAGTCTTAACGATGATGGAACTGGAACTCTTGATCAAGTTAACAACGAGGCAGTACAAGCATTAGATCAAACCCTTGATGGTGCAACTAAGAGTATTAAATCATTAGACTTAACAGATACACTTGATGATATAGGTAAAGCAGATGGAGATCTATCTGAACTTAAAAGTTGGTGGACTGGACTAGGAGGTGACTTTGATACCTTAAAAGATTCACAGTATGCAGATGTTCTAAAGAACTTAGATAGTACATACGGAACACAACTAACAGATCTGAATACTCAGCTGTCTGACTTAGGAGTGACAACTGAAAGTAAACTTAAAGGATTACGCTCTGATCTAACAACAGATCTACAGACAAAGTACGACAACATAACAAATCAATTTGATAATAGAGTTTCCAACCTTGATAAGAGTTGGAGAGATCAGTTATCTACACAGAACACACAGCTAGGTGCAAGGATTGATACAGCTAATCAAACCTTTGATAAGAAGCTAGCAGATATATCAGCCAACATGGACTACAAAATGTTAGGTGATAGTGCAGCTGGTGTGAAGATGAGAAGGTCTACAGCCTTTAACACTGGTAGAACTCGCAAAGGTACAGGTCAATTAGCAAGAGCAATGAAAATAAACTCTCTAAATATTTAAAACAATGACAGCAAAACGTAGATATGACGCTTTATCCAGTGAACGTTCCCAGTTTCTAAACGTAGCAACACAAGCAACACGCTTAACACTTCCAGGTTTAGTAAGAGAAGAAGAGGATCATAGTGGAGCAAAGAATTTAATTACTCCATGGCAATCCGTTGGAGCTAAAGGTGTAGTTACCTTAGCTGCAAAATTAATGTTGAGTTTAATACCTCCAAACGTAAGCTTCTTCAAATTACAACTCGATGATGCCTTCCTTAAAGAAGGAGGTTTTCCACCAGAGGCTAGGTCAGAATTAGACTTATCTTTTGCAAAGATCGAGAGAACTATACTTGAATCAATTGGTGCCTCAAGTGACCGAGTGGTCGTACATCAAGCATTAAAGCACTTGATTGTCGCAGGTAACGCATTGATATTCATGGGCAAGGATGGGTTAAAGATGTTTCCCTTGAACCGATATGTAATAGAACGAGATGGCAACGGCAACGTGATTGAAATCGTCACAAAAGAACGTGTTAACTACAAGCTAATAGAAGGTCAAGTTCCTGATGAGATCTTGATGAAGAAGAGAGACTCAGTTGTAGATGATTCAACTTCACCTACTAGAGAAGATTGCGACATCTATACACATATAACTAGAGAAAATAATAGATTTATATGGCATCAAGAAGTTTATGATTATGTGATTCCAACCTCCAAAGGTAAAGCACCAATAGATGCTACACCTTGGCTCCCTCTACGTTTCAATACAGTTGATGGAGAAGTCTACGGACGTGGAAGAGTTGAAGAATTCATGGGTGATCTTAAATCACTTGAAGCTTTATCCCAAGCTCTCGTTGAAGGAAGTGCAGCTGCAGCCAAGGTTGTATTCACTGTGTCACCTTCAAGTACAACCAAGGCAAGCACATTAGCTACGGCTGGTAATGGTGCAATCATTCAGGGTAGACCTGATGACATTGGCGTTGTACAAGTGGGCAAGACTGCAGATTTTAAGACTGCATTTGAGATGTCTACTCAATTAGAAAGAAGATTGTCTGAGGCTTTCCTCATTATGAATGTACGTGATTCAGAGCGTACAACTGCAGAGGAGGTTCGGATGACTCAAATGGAATTAGAACAACAACTTGGTGGACTATTCAGTCTCCTTACTGTTGAGTTCTTAGTTCCATATCTCAATAGAAAACTCAACGTCTTTCAAAAGACTGGTGAGATACCTCGTCTACCAAAGAGATTAGTCAAGCCAACTATCGTTGCTGGTATTAATGCATTAGGTAGAGGTCAGGATAGAGAAAGCTTGGCTGCTTTCCTTACAACAATTACTCAGACGATGGGTCCAGAAGCAATGCTTCAATTCATCAACCCTGAAGAAGTAATTAAACGTCTTGCAGCTGCTCAAGGTATTGATGTACTAAACCTTGTGAAGAGTATGCAAGAAGTACAACAAGAAAGACAAGCGGCTCAACAACAAGTACAAGAATTAGAACAAGACAAGTTAATGGTCCAAGGATTAAAAGCTCCAATAGCTGATCCTACAAAGAACCCACAATTAGCAAGTCAATTACAACCACCTACTTAAATGAGCGAAGACCAAACACTTACATATAGTGCTGATGTAGAACAAGTTACAACATCAGAAAACTTGAATGAATCTGAACAAGAATCTCTTGAGATTGGAGAACAGATGGTAGCTGAACAGGAGACACTGTTAGCTGGTAAATATAAAGACACTCAAGAATTAGAAACAGCCTATAAAGAACTCGAAAAAAAATTAGGCGAAAAATCTGATGAGGATTCGGAAGAAGCTGAGCCTGAAGCTGAGCCTGAAAAAGAAACTGAAGTTGAATCTAATATTTTAGATAAACTTTGGGAAGAAAAAGATAAAGGTTTCTCTGATGAAACCCTAAAAGCTTTGGGGGAGAAGCGTCCAGGAGAACTAGCGAAGATGTATCTGGAATTCAGATCTCAAGCTGGTCAACAAGAAGCTAGTCAAACTTTAACTGAGTCTGATATCTCAGAGTTAAAAGGCATGGCTGGTGGAGAGAAAGAATATGAAAGAGTAATAGGTTGGGCTACTTCAAACCTTCCTCAGAAAGAACAGGACATGTTTGACAGTGTCATTGATCGTGGAGATCCTCAAGCTGCATACTTTGCAGTCCAAGCTTTGATGAGTAAATACAAAGATGCTGTTGGATCAGAAGGTGATTTGATAACAGGTAAAGCTCCATCAAATGTAGGTAGTACTTTCCAAAGTCAACCCGAAGTTGTGGCTGCTATGTCTGACCCTAGATATGATTCTGACCCTGCCTATCGTAGGCAAATAATGGAGAAGTTAGAACGTTCTAATATTGAATTCTAAGTAGACATGGCGACCTGAACTTTCATCCTCGCCATTCATCTACCTTTAATTTCAATGACAGTTATAACCGAATACGGTAAACAAAACATTTTCGCTAAGGAACCACCCATACAAATTATGAATGAAAACGAAGAGAACTTTCTAATGGAACAAGCTGAAAGAACTAACGGTCAGTTAGCCATGCTTGGCTTCGTTGCTGCTCTTGGAGCATACATAACAACAGGACAAATCATCCCAGGAATTTTTTAAATGACAACAGCCACATTAACTAAACCAACAAATTGGAATAGCTTTTGTGACTGGGTTACAAGCACCGAGAACCGCCTTTACTTAGGTTGGTTCGGTGTTCTTATGATCCCCGCACTCTTAACCGCAGCTACTGCTTTCTTAATAGCTTTCGTAGCAGCACCACCTGTAGATATTGATGGGATACGTGAACCAGTTGCTGGCTCTCTACTTTATGGAAACAACATTATCTCAGGTGCAATTGTACCCAGTTCAAACGCTATTGGACTCCACTTCTATCCCATCTGGGAAGCAGCCAATCTCGATGAATGCCTCTACAACGGTGGACCATATCAACTTATTGTCTTTCATTTTCTCATTGGTATCTCCGCATACCTTGGTAGACAATGGGAGCTTAGCTACCGCCTTGGCATGAGACCATGGATATGTGTAGCTTATCCCGCACCAGTTGC